AAGGCGTCGTGAAGTTGACCACGGACATCTGCGACGTGACCGCGGCCGTCGCAATGAGGTTTACCCACGTCGTCGCAATGTTGGACGTTGCCAGCCCGTTGACATCGACCGAGTTCATGTCGAATAGCGAATAATCAACAGAAGCCGTGCCAATATTGCCTGAAAGGCCGACGGCTACTACGAACGGATTCTGCATCCAATCGGGCGTCCAGATAAGGATTCCGCTTTGCCCGACGGCAGTACTCAGGAGAGCAGGCATCGGCATGGTGGCGCTCTCCTACCCGCGGCGGCCCGCGTCGTGCTGCTTGATGCCCGGAAACTTGGCGTGAACCTTCGCCCTCACCTTGGCCTTGAGATCGGCCGTTCCGTGCTGACTCACGCGCGCCAGCGCATTGCGCGCGTGCGACATGTCTTCGATGGGATAAGACCTCGCAGGCCCCGCGAAGTCCTTCGCCGGCAGTTTATTGCGCTGCGCCGCCTTGAGCCTGGCCATCAGGACGGCAACCCGCCATACGTATCGCGCGGATCGGACGAACCAGCGTCGCCGCCCTTGGCGCTATGCGCCGACGACAGCGGCGAGCGGTCCGCTCCCACGCCACCACCGCGCTTGCGCCCCCGCGGCTTGTGGTCCGGCCGATGGTGCCCCTTGGATCCCTCGATCCTCCCGCCATGCTTGGCGTAAGGCTCCTTGCCCTTGGCCTCCTTGATCACATCCGGATTGCCGGAAGCAACCATGCCGATGCGGCCGCCGGAGGCCTTCTGCTTGCCGTGATGATTGGCCTTGTGACCGCCCTTCATGACGATGGCTCCTTTAGCCCTGAGTAAATCCGAACATCGGGGGAAGATTGTTCGGCGTGGCCGTGACCGTGTTCCAGACGCCCGGATTCTGGAGGATCACGAGACGTGATGTGCCGTTGGTCGACGTGGACGCCGTGATTGCTGTCCCAGTGCCGTTGGTAGAAACCTGCACTGTGCCACGCACGTCGGCCGTCGTTGCATTCATCGGAGCAGTCGTGAATGCCGCGATGAATCCAGTCTGAGAAGCGACTGCCTGACCCGACCAGAAGATCTGGGTCTGCTCCCACCTGTCCGCCCGCAACGGCATCCCGAAGACGTCACCGAGACCGAGAGACGCCGTACCACCTGCCGTCGTCGATACCGACGCCGATGTGAAGTATTTGAACGCCTTCGCGCCGAAGAATGACGTCGCCAAACGATTGCCCGAGGGCACCGTGATCGTCTCCGACATCCGTTGACCCCAGATGTCGAGGCCGTTCACAGTGACGGCAGTGGTTGCCGTCGTGGTGCCGGCCGTCACTGACACATTGCGCGTGATGCCTTCCCGCGGATTGAACACCCGCAGCAATCCCGCCTGGAGATGCGGATCATGGCCATTGGCGCTTGATGCCGTCGGCCCGAAGCTCGCCGTCGGCGGCAGGAAAGCGCCTCCGAATAGATTGCCCGCTCCGATCGGGGCATGAAGCGTCGTGCCCGGCAGGTTCGGGCCGATCGTGATGCCGGTAATGTTCGATGTCGAGATCGTCAGCACCTGCGTGATCAGCGAGACGCTGCCGCCGGAGTTGCCGACGCCGCCACCGATGATCCACTGCCCGACCTGAAGCTGGGTATTGTCGGCAACGTTGACCGTCGAAGAGTTCGCCGTGAACGTCCCCGACGTGAACCCGAAATCCACCGCGATCGCCGAGGTCGCGACGGTCGTTCCTTGCGGGACAACCGGCACTCCGATGGCAAGAAACGGATTGTTGGCCGTCGCCAGCACGACCTGGGCCGACACCAGCGTGATCGGCGTGCCCGCCGTCAGCGTCTGAGCCGCAGCCAGCGTCGTGGTGGACGCCGTCTGCGGGATGTTGTCGACCGTATAGCAATCGGAAAGCTCCACGAATGCCGGCACCTGGCCGGGCCGGAAGCCATCCTTGGCGAACGGTACGGCGCGCGGATCGAGCCACGCGACGTTCTGGTAGAAGCCGCTCGGTCCATCGAGCGGCGAGATTTGCATCAGCGACGTGGTGCCGGTCGTTGCGTTCGTATCTTCGAGCGCCCCGATCGAGTTGATCGGGCCTCGGAAGTTCGAGTCAGCCATGGGGCGGCCCTCCCATCAAGAAGTCGGGAATTCGCCCCACGCGGCGCGCGGGTCGTTGATGCCGAACGAATAGCGCTCGTAGGCCTTCACCAGGAGGTTGTCCGTGATGTTGTCAACCCACATGTCCGACTCGTACGGAATGCGCATCATGTGGATCAGGCCGTCGATGTTCGTGGTCAAGAACCACGCGAAGTTCGACGTCAGGAAGTCCATCACGATGAAGCCTTCGGGCAGGCCACCCGACAGCGTCAGGATCGCGTTGACGTCGTTGTCCGCCGTGCCCGGCCGCAACTCCGTCTTGGTGAGCCGGATCGCCACGCCTTCAAGGTTCGGCGGCACAATCAGCCGGCGCGCACGAGACAGGATGCGCAGGCCGCGCTCGTTGACGAACTGTGTCCGCACGTTCGTCATGTTTGTGAGCAGCGTCGACTCGTTCAGCAACTTCGGCACGGTCGAGGTGTTCGCCCACGTGCCGCCGTCGTAGGGATGGCCCGTCGCGAAGAACGCCTGGTTGTCGCCGCCCTGGGCCGAGTTGAACGTCGTGCCAGTGTTGAAGATGTTCGCGCCCTGGATTTCCTTGAACTGCGCGAAGGCTTCCTGCAGTTTCAAGTTCGTCGGGTTGAACTGGGCCTTGTAGAGGTTGTCGTCGATCGCCTTGCGGGTGATCGCGTAGCCCAAGGCCACTTCGATATGCACGAAGTTCCAGGTGAAGCGCTCCCCGGCCGCATTGTCGAAGGCCGTTGCCGCGCCTTCGTCCTTCAACTGCGGCAAAGAGAGGAACGCCATCTGGGTCGAGCGTTCCACCGCCATGTTGGACTGGTGCGTCTTGAACACCTTGTCCCACTGGCGAGGGATCATGTCGTAGGAGCCGCGGACGTCGAAGAGGCCGGGCAGGAGTTCGGAGCGAATTTGTGCGAGTGAAACGGGCATCTGTCATTCCTCCTTACACGAGGCCAATTACGCCAGCGCGCAATGCCTGTTGGTTGAAGGCGACGACGACCCAGTTGAAAGCAGTGCTGTTGTCTGCTCCGTTTCCGATGGCCCGGTTGGACCACATGTCGACGATGGTGAAAGGCAGCGTTGACGTAGTGTTGATCGTTGCCTGATCGAGCGTGAAGGTCGAGAAACCGCCGCCCGTCGTGGTGCCACCCGCGCCAGTGGACCAGTTGGCGTTAGCTCCAACAGACGAAGGAGCGATCGACGTTGCTGTCGTTCCCGAGGCGACCCTGAATAGCGCACCCGGCGAATCGATGATTAGCGCCGTAGCGTCTGCCGCCTTCGTACCGCCCGGATAAAACGGCGCGTAGACAGGCGTCGCCTGCCCTGTCGGGATGTAGACGCACCCCTGAAAGATGCCGGCGAAAGCCGTACCCGCAACGGCGCTGGCTATGACTGCCTGGATGTACGGCGAGGCCGCGCTCTTGATGACCGGATCGCCGAAAAAGATCGATGTCGCGTAAGTCGATTGAATGCTGCGCCGCGACGGCGCCATATCGGGCGCATATCCCGGCAAATAGCCGATATGCTGAAACCCGAAGGCCTGTGCTGTATTCGCCATGGCGAAGGCAAGCTCCGAACGGGGCTTATCCAACGCTACGGCCTGCGGCGTCTGATATGCTGGATACCGCCACGGCCTGCAGCGGTTCATGGGTGGCGATGCAACGCGGCAGCCTGCCAGCGGATCGCCTTGGCTCGACCCCTCACAGCCTGCGAGGGAGAACTTAATTTAGTAGCGCTACTCTGATTCTAGGTTCTTTGTCAAGCGGCGCCACGACTGCTCGGCTGGATTCGAACCAACGACCTCAAAAGAGGCGATGCACCGCCTCAAGTGACGCTCTACCCCTGAGCTACGAGCAGCCGGGGCGCCTGACGCCACAGCTTTCATGAGCTGGGACGTTTCTCTTATTCAGCCGCCCGATCGATCCGCCTTAATTGCTCAGTTTCCGCACGATCTGCATGAGATCGTCAGAAGTCACTTCGGCCGATTTGCACATCTCGGCAAGGCAACCCAACAATCTGTTTCTGTCAAAGGAAGCGGTTGCGAAAGCGTTTCCATCGTCATCCATCAGATAGACGTGCGAAGCCCTGCATTGTTCGTCTGAGCATTTGCAGATTATGAAGTGGGCGGCTGATTTGACTTTCATTCCGCCGCCTGATCGCCCTGCAAAACATCACGTAGTTCTGCTGCCGCCAGCGATGCGCCTTCTATCGCTATTCCTGCCCCCGCCGCAAGATCCTGCCATTCGCGCAACTTTTGAACCGGCACTTCAACGATCGGCTTCGGCCGCTCCAGCAACTTCTGTTGCGCCGCCTGCATGTCGACCGCCATCTGCTGCTCCACCGCATCGAGATAGCGCCCGGCATAGTCATACGGCCCGACATGGGAGATGCGATGGTTGATGTTGGCCCAGACCTGACCGCCACACTGGCGCCAGCGGACACAGAAGGCAAGGTCTTCCGAGATCAGGCCGCGGTCGGGAATGTCGAGCTTCTCGAAGGCCCGGATCAAACGGTTGGCCCCGGCATTCTTGATGGTCTCGAAAGCCGGGTGGAGTCCGATCCGATTGTCGACCAGCTGCGGCATCTGTTCAAGCATGACGCGAATGGCGTCCCGGCGGATCAGGAAGACACCGCCGCCGGTCCCCTCGACCTCCATGAAGCCGCCGCGGCGGGCCGTCTGAGGCGTCCCGAGGCCCGATCCCACCCAAGTCGTCGGCTCTCTCCGATGCCGGTAGAGCGTGCCCACGACCGGCTCGTTGAACAGGATCATGTCCATGACGAGATTGGGATCGAAGCCCATGTCGGCGTCGATGAACAGGAGATAATCCGAATGCAGCAGCGTGTCGTACCAGATCGTCAGGATCATGCTGCGCAGCTCGGCGATGTCCGGGAAGGAAATTGAGGAAATCCCGGAGCCGATGCCTTTCATGTTCAAGGCGTCGCGGACGGCATGTGTGGTCAGAAAGGTCGTTGTGGTGACGATCTGACCAAAGGCGGGAACGTGGATGAAGACGTTATGCGACATTGAGGTTTCCGAAGAATTTATCCGTTGATGCTTTGGACTGACCCTTGGCCAAAAGGAGCGTCGCTCCGTAATCCTGCGGCATGACGAAATCGTGCGGGCTTTGCAGATGAGAGACCTTGATGTCGTCCTCCCATAGAAAGTAGGTGTTCCAATAACGCGGACCGCCGCGGAGCATCTGATCGCACAGGCCTTCGTCGGCAGACGCCGTGTATTCGACGAGCGGGAACTTGGCGACGAAGGTCAGCGCGTCTCCGTTATCCCAGACGAGCCATCTGT